ATGCGTAAGCCAGCGTCCCAAGCAGCGGAACCCATCATTGAAATAAAGAAGAACAGTTCGACTTGGGAGGTTCATTGGGATTACCAGGAAGCCCCTGAAAGCTCGGTACTGTTCAAACGGCAGGAATACCTGGGCGGCTACATTGACGGTTCCATGGATATGTTGGGCATCCTCCCCGCCAACGTCCTCTGCGCCAGCAGCGTTACTGGCTCGGTTAAAAAGCTGACCGAGGAGCAGGCAACAAAGCTGCGTGACGCGCTGGAGCGTCTGCTGCTTCCAGTTGTGAAGAATGAATTCACACGCCTGCAGAAGCTGAATGAACTACCCCACCTTCGCTTGGCCGCCTCCGAATCGGTGTGAAACGCTCTGTAATGGGGCGCATCGGCTACAGCCCACAGTACTCGGGGGCTCCAGAGTAGAAACGCGTTTCGGCCATTGATCAGCGAGGCGCCTTCAAAAGAGCCCATCCGAGAATGAAAACCCACGAATTACGGTGTTTTTCATTTTTTCGCCCAATGGGACCGGGGACTTCAGCTTTCCGCTGTTGAAGTACACCCATCGCACTGTTGTGCAGCCGCGCTGCATTTCTCTTCAAAACTTTGCAATCTGTGAAATTGCCGATCGCCTGCAGAGCCCCACGGCCCGCTTGGGCTGCAGCTTCGTTTGCACTACTTTCGACTTTGCACAAAAAAAGGACACAAACCCCGTCGGCGGGAGGGGGATAAGTGCTTTTTCTTGAAGTTTTTTTTCCTGGCGCTTGTTTTCATCACTTGATTGCTTCGCCCCCGCCTCCCTTCGTCTGAGTGTCGTGACGGAATCTGGCCAAACGCTTATACTGTTTGCATATACAGTATTTTGCTGCGCAGGGATGAGATTGGAGTGATGGATATGGCAACCGTTGAAAGAACAGCTGCGATCGCGATGTGGACGGTACTGCTGAACGATAGCGAGGCCCTGCTAGAGAATCCTGGTGCTCAACATAAAGCGCTGCTCAGAACGGCTCATGCGCTACATCGTGCCCATGTAATCGATCAGGGAGATCTCAGCGACCTACTGGAACAAGCTGATGGGGCCTTGGCGTATGCAGTCGAAGCTCTGTTTGATCGTTCAACTGACGAATAGGTAGGGGCAAATCACATGCATATGCTTGTCACCCCAATGCGGCGCCATGGCGTGGCTCTCGACGCCAAGGAACGGCGACTCTATCCGGCGATTAGGGGCAATGTGCTGGTGAACTCAGAGATCAACAGCGAGCTGGGTCGAAGCGCCAATGTTGCACGTTTGGATGTAGGAATGCCTTTGGACCCGGATCCACTACCGAGGCTTCTGGATGCAACCCTTGCTGGGATGGCGGTTACCGGTTTTGTCTTAAGCGGAATTGAGTACATTGACGGTTGCGCCTATGCGCAATCCTGGTGGTGCCGGATAGAATAAGAACAAAAACCGCCTCAAAAGCGGTTTCTGTTCGGGCAATACAGCTATAAAAAAATTAAAAACGATCTTGATCAATCGCTATCTTCATCAATCCTTAGTCCAGCCGCATGACATAACAAGGAAAATGCTTTAAGACTATATAATTCACTTGCATAGGTTAAGTCTATCCCGTGCAATATTAAATTTCTATTAATGCCCGCCTCATACTTACTACCAGTAACAGCTAATGGCAACTCGATAGATAATTGCGCCCATACTGCATCATCGATTACATCAAGCCAACTAGTCTTCTTTACCAATGAATCTCTTTGACTGTTTGCGTAGTCTGCGATATTTACAAACCGCTTGCTTGTTTTTGTAAACATTTCTGCAGAGGTAATTTCTCTAACAATTCCTTCAGCTTGTGAGAAAAAAACAGGCACTGATAGCGCGAACTTAGATTCCCGATGTGCATCCACCGCCGGTAAGATGGCAAAAACCCGATGCGGAAAGACTTTTAGGATCAGCTCTGCTAAATACTCAAAACCATCTCTGTATACCGCCGAAAATTCTTCATCAAGAATACGTGCTTGATCGTCGCGATTTTCGACACCGTCCAGCAAGAACGCAAGCCTTTCGTAATCACGAAACGATAAATTAGGACTGAAAAACCAGCTATGGCTTGCGATCACTTCAAGATTTTTTGACAGATTAGGATACTTTGCCTCCCTAGCCTTCATTACATCGTGAAATTCATTACCATAATTAATTACCCTCTGAAACTCGGGAATGTTAAACCCCTGCAGAGTTTCAGCTATTTTTTTTTGCATTTCTAAGTGAGGCTTCATCACCTCCGCGATTTTGTCTTGCATAACAAGATGCGGCTTCATTATTTCAGCTATTTTTCGCTGCATCTCGCTTTGCTGTTCCATCGCCTTTGCAACCGCACCTGAAGGAAAACCAATGCGAGCTGCTTCAGCTGCCTTAATTAAAAGATTATCGAACCCAGGGTAGGAAGTATTAAATAGGTCCATCATCTTTGGGCGTGGATTATTGATTTTGCAGTCTTCCATTGCTTTTGGCACTCCTAATCGGGAGCTTCCTTATTGCACATTCGAATGATTATTTAAATAGTTACTGAACCAAGTTCAGCTGAAAGCAATGCAGCTTTCACGGCATCCGCGCTGAATGCCGACGCCGTTGTTGGTGGTGGGCTGGAGCCATGAACGTGGCTGGCGATCTCGCTGGCCAACTGCTCAATCAGATCCAGCGTGTCGCACAAGATCTTAAAGATGTTCACGCTTTCAGACCCAACATGGTTTTTCGGCGCTACCAGACGCTGACTGATTCCGGCCACGCTTTTGCGTAACCCCTTGATCTTCTCCTGCATATCACCGCTGACGGCGGCGTTGTGCGTCTTGCCCACCACCAGGTTGTAATCCCGTCCTGTCGCCTGGTGCATATCGTCCAGGGCAGCAAAGGTGGCGCCACCGGCTGAATTGAGCTTGAGCGCCCCGAGGGCGTTGATTCGCTTGATGCCCCCCACTTCCTCAGTGGAATGATTCTCCACCTCCTGGACGTGGCTCTGGTACTTCTCGCGGTTGCCCAGGGCTTCCACTTCGCGTTCCAGTGAATGGTCGCGGATCTTGCCATCGGTCAGTCGGGTCCAGTTGCCGTCCGCGTCGACGCGCTGCTGCACTGCGTCGCTGTGCTGCCACACCTGGTCACCCTTCGGCACCTTGGGCAGGCTCAGGCCGTGCGGCAGGATCGTTTGAATGTAGGGCTTGCCGGGCGAGCCATACGCGAAGCACACCACCACCTGGGTGCCTTCCTGGGGAAACGCAAACATGCCCATCTCTTCGCCGCCGGACGGCAGTGGCAACGGCACACCGGCCAGCCGTGGTATTGCGGGATCGGCCTCACCGTCCTGGCCAAGTACTTCGATGTCAACGGCGTAGCGCGGCCGGAAGTCGTCGCACATTGAGGCGCCGGCCGGAGCATCGGCCACCCCCACCACGCGGGCAAAGCGCGGCAGGTGATAGCCGCCGGTGAGTTCAGGAAAAAGGCGTTCTACGCTGCGCTTGATTGCGTCGTCCATTTGATGGCCATCTGTGTGCCGGCGAGCGTGACACTGGTGATCCGCTCGCCCTGGTTGAATGATGCGCCTGGTCGCAACCCGGGTAGGGCCGAAACCATCGCGCTTTGATTGCCCTGGTAACCGTCGAATACGCTGACCGGCAACTGCAGCGGTGGGCGGGAGCCGAAGAAGCTGTCTGCCCAGGAACCCACGAACACCTCCCCGTCGCCCTGCTGCTGCCAGATGAAGTCAGGGATGCCGAACACAGTGCCGATGCTGTCCATGGCCTGGTAACCCACCGCCAGGCTGTAGAAATACGGCGCCTTTACCTTGGTGTATGCCTGGTCCGGCACGCGGAAACGTAGGCCGGTTTTGTTGCTGATGTCGGCGAGCACGGCGCGCAGATCCACGTGGCGCAGATTCATGGGCATGGACTTGGCCAACACAGCGGCAACCTCACGGCAAAACACGATCTGCTCAACGCCATTCACTGCGGTGCACCGCTCGACGTAGCCGATGAAGTGCCGCTGCAGGGCGGCTTCGTTGTAGCCGATGTCGAGCGTCACCAGGCCGCTGACCTGGGCACCGCCCTGGATGGTGAACGTCGCACGCCCTGGGCTTTTCAGATCCAGGCGCACGTCGTCATTCACCAGGGGCAACACGGCGCCGCCGATCGTCAGTACCTTGTGCAGCTTCATGCTCATGAGGCGGGCCCCAGGTAGGTGTCAACTTTCTTGAGCAAGCTTTCGAAACCGGTCAGCTCCTGGGGCGCTGCGCTCGATCCATCGCCGGCGCCGGTGCCGGCAACGCCTTCACCTGGTGCGGACTGCGCCGACACGGCGTTGCCGGCGCGGCGGCTCTCGACCTTTTCAGGGTTCGATAGCTTCTCCGACAGGGTGAACTGGACGATCCACTGCGCCAGGCTGTCGTCTTCCCGGGCGCTGACGCCATCGGAAAACGTCACCTGGCGGATGCCGAACGCGTCGGCGGTGTCGTTGACGATCCGATACGTTTTGAGCTGGCCACCGCCTTCGGTGCCTTCGGCCAGGCGCATCAGCGTGCGCAGGTTGCTCAATTGCTTGTAGGGGATCGTCAGTGCAATCGTCAGCGTCTTGGGCTTGAAGCCCTTGTGCGACTTCTCGGTACCGCTGGTTTGCCCCGACATGTCGTCGCTGTCGATCTTGAGGTTGGCCGTCACCTTCATTCGGTGACCGATGATTTGTTGGCCATCGAGCAACAGCGTCATAGGCCCACCAATTCGCGAACAAAGCTCAGGCCCTGCAGGGAGCCCACCAGCATGACGCCAGACGTCATAACCCATTCATGACCGGGTGCGCCGTCGCCCTCGAGCAGCTGCGCGCGAAGTTCGTCGGCGTCACCTGGTCCAAGCAACCGCGACTGCATGCTGGTGTCCGGCGTGCCGCCGGCCAGCAGCTCTTTCAGCGCGTTCAGCTTCGCGTCCTGCCCCACTGACTGTTCGGCTTTGCGCTGGACCAATGCGGCCAAGTCATCGAGCGGCGAACTGTCCGCCGCGTAGCTCTCCAGGCGGGCCAGTTGCCCGTTGATCGAGACGCTGGCCTCTTTGAGCACGGTGCAACGCTCAAGCGGCAGATCCGACCAGGGCGGCATGGCTCCGACGGTTGGCAACTCCCACTTTGAGGTATCCAGTTCGAACAGGTGCTGTGCACGTCGCTCGGCCTTCTGCAGCTCCGCAATGGGCATCAGGGCGTTGAATTTGGATAGCACGCCGGCCATCTGGTCGAAGCGCGTGCCCAGGAACAGGATCACCAGGGCGTATTGCTCGCCGCTCGGATGCGCCGGATCGGCGGTGTCCTGCAGCTTGTCTGCCAGACGCTGCACCAGGTTGGGAGCCGAAAGGAAGCGCTGGTAGCCGGAGCCCTGGCCCACCCCGCTTTGGAACGGTGTCACCACAAAGCACTTGGGAACCTCGCCGAACTGGCCGTCCAGCGCGGCGCGGCCGCTGGCGATCACTCCCTTGACCGCTTCGCCGATCAGGCTCAGATCAGTGGTGACCTGGCCGGCAAGGCTCCCAAGGCGCTCGGACGCACCGGCGAGCTGGGCCGTGGCCATATCCTTGGCCCCGGTCATTTGTTCCATCCACTGCGTGGCCTCGGCAGGCCACTGCATGGTCACCGGCGTCCAGCTCATGCGCTGGCCATCACTTCGGTAAACGCCTGTTCATAGGCAGTCGCGAAGTGCTGCTGGATGTCGATCGCTTCGATATCGGCGATGGTCGCGGCGTCATCGATGGAGGCTTGTACCTGGCGCTCCCCCCGGAAACAGGCGCGGCGATGAACAGCCACCGCTTTGACGATCGGCGCGATGGTTTCCAGGTCAACCCGCTGCCAGCCGTTTTTGGCTTTCCAGTCAGCGTCTGGAATCAGCCCCGCCGTCAGATCGGTGTAGATACTGCTCAATTGCGCCTGGCTTTCCCGGTCAGTCGATACGCGTAGGCCGTTGTCCAGTATCAGGCCGTCAGTCTCAAACGCGAACCGGTGATCGGCCAGCGATTCCAACAATGGCGGTCTGTTCAACCCCAGCACTATGCGCACGGCCTCGGCTTCATCCGCGACATTGAATGTCGAGTCGTATGGCGGGTTGTCACTGACGATGCGAGCGTTGCCATCGGTAAGGTTTCGTAATTGATACATGGTCTACCTCAGTCAATGCGCAGGAGCGAGTTGGTAAATGTGTAGGGCGGTAAAATCCCGCCATGGATGTAAAAGGAATCCCCGGCTAATGCGAAAGCTGACCTTGTACGTGCGGTGGGCAGATTACTGAGTTGTGTCCAGTCATTGATCTGCGAGTCATACATCCAACAATCATTGAGCTGGTCAGTATTGGAGTTCCCCTTCGCTCCGCCGAATACATAGAGCAGTTCATTGAATACGCACACTGCTGCTCTCGAGCGAGCCGGCGGCTTTTTGGCTCGTTCGCTCCATGTGCCATCGGACAGGTTGTAAGCCCAGAAATCGTCTTGAAGGAGTGGAAAGTTTGGCAAGGCTATACCGGCGAAGTAGTGAATCTTCTCGTTCAGAACGACCATATGCCCGTCTTGTCGCTCGAGGGGACCGTTGAGCGAAGGCAGCGTTGCCCACTTGTCAGTTACAGGATCGTAGACGCGCATGGTCTTCGAATAGCTCCCGTCATTTTGGCCGCCATAGACGTAGAGTTTTCCTCCCATGGCAACCGCACCGTGAAGATAGACGGGAGTGCCGCCGGTTTTTGCAGTCCATTTGTCTGTGGCAGGGTCATAGACCAACAATGTGCCCAAGGGCTTATAAGTGGCGCCTGCGAATCTGCGACCACCGAAGCAATAAAGCTTCCCGCCGATAGCGGTCAACGAGTGACCGAATCGGCCTTCTGGCAACGAAGCTTTTTGAAGCCAGGCATTCGTCGACGGGTTGTAGCACCACAGATCGGCAAGGCCATCGCCGCTAGAACCGGAATCAACACCGCCGACGATGTAAAACAAGCCGTCCACACTTGCAGCAGCATGATTCGATCGAGGCGTCGCGCCGCCAGCAGCGTTGGTGAATTGAACCTTGAATTGGGCTGCGGTTTTGAAACGCACCATAGGCGACCATTCGGTTTCACCCAGGGTTTGCCCCCGATACTTGACCTTCACATCCGCCCAAGTGTCGGTAGGCAGGTTTTCGGAAGGCTTGAAACTGGTCAGCGGATTAGAGACCCAGCCGCTATCAAACAGAACCAGGCCGGTGTCGATTGCAGTGATCTGGAATCGGCTCTGCAAATGCACATCCGCGCCGCCGTAGACGCTGAATGGGTCACTTTGAATGGTCACGCTACGGCTGACCTGCTCCTGGCCATCGGTAGGGGACACGATGCTAGGCCGACGGATGTACGTGGTCGCAGTATTGAACGTCGACGCCACCGGCTCGCCGGAAACCAGCGTTTCGCCGCTGTAATAAGCACGAGTGTAGTGGCGCTTGCCTGGGGCTAGCAGGACTTCAGAGTCAGACAAGCGAATGCTGGTCAGTTCTGTGGCGCTGGTTTTGTCGAACACCAACTGGGTGAACGCAACGTCCAGGGCGACCTGCCAGCGTGTCAGCTTATGAATATCATATGCGACCGGGTAGACCTCAAAGGCAGATGCTGTCAGTACCAGGTCAAGGCTGACGCCGGTAGCCTGGTTGGCCGGACTGACGATGGTTGGGGCGAGAATCGCCGCAGCTCCGATGGGGATCCGGAACTTGGACACGGCGTCGTCCCGGCGCACCTCTAACGTTGCTACAACTGCTGTGGAGACAGTGGGGATGATCAAGGTCAACGTGTCGCCGGCAATGCTCACGGTTCCGACCGTGGTGGTGGCCGAAAAGGCGCTGAATCGGCTGAAATCGGTGATCTTGTAGGCATTGGCACTGCCTACATAAACCAATGTCGGGCCATCCAGGCTCACCGCTTGCGGCGGGTTCCAGCTGTCTGCATCGATCTTGCTGTCCAGTGCCGACTGCAACTGGGCGAATCGTTCGTCAATACTGGCGAACTGAGCCGAGAAGTCGAACTGCCAGGTGCTCGCCGGCACGTTGATACCGGTCAGCGCCTGGGCGCCGTTGTACTCAAGCACGATGTTGCGGGTCAGGTTATTACCCGTCTGCACCGGGGGAATCTCGCGGCGCTTTTGCTGACGGGGCACGGACGCGGCAATGACCAGGACGTCTTCTGCAGACAGCAGACCGATCCAGTTAAAGTCAAAATCACCGATATCGCTGCCCAGCATCAGGCTGTACACCACCTGGTTGGGGTTCAGGTAACCCTGACGAGTGACCGCCTGGGTGTGAACGATCAGCTCCGCCGCTGGCAAGCCTGCAGCACGGTCGATCGGCAGCGTGGTGTCGAGGCCGGGAATGTTCGCCAATACAAAGCGAGTGACGTCCAGGATCTGTAGGGTGCCCTGTTTCTGGGCAATCAGGCTTTCGCCTGCCAGGGTAATGCTAGCCCCCATGGGGAAATTCCTTTAGCGGGTAACCAGGGTCATCTGGTCAGAGTTGAATTCGCCGGCGGCCACGGACAGGCGCACCGATTGAGTGGTGTCGAATCGGGCGACCAGAGTCATCTGGTCGTTGTTGAACTCGTAGGCGACCAGGGACATGGAAACTGCGGTGGTGGCGACGAACTCATAGCGCCGGCACGTGCGGCCGTACTGGTGCACGATCATGTCCAGCAAGGCCGGGTTGTCGGATAGCTGTGAATCGCTCAGGTGCAGCTGGACGATGTCCCAGTCCCGGTCGGGCATACGCTCGACGATGCGCACGTACCCCACGCCGAGGCGCTGCAGGATCCGCTGGAAGCCAACGACCGAACCGGCGTCGACCGCGTTGATGAAGGCGTACTTGACCCGCAGGCGATACAAGGCCTCGGACTCGCCTCGAAAGCGGGTGATATCGCGCTGCCAGGCCAGCAGATCAAGCACGGTCAGGTGGCACGTCTCGGCGTCCATTTGAAGCAAAGGCCAGCGCAGCCAGCCTTCTACTGATTCCCACCAGGACTGGGCTGCAGCCTTGAGCTTGGTGGCTTCCTCGCCGTCCAGCCAGAACGGCAGCTCGATCTTGATCATGCGAACACCACCTCCAGCAACTTCAGGCGGGGGATCGCCAGGGCCGAGATGATGTCGTCGTTACCAAACTTCATCGACTCGATGCTGGGGAATTGTTCGTGTAGCTCTTCAACCAGGCGGCTGAACGAAAAACGTGACTGTGGCCAGGTCAGTGTTGGGGTGTAGTCTCGCCCGGTGCTTTCGCGGAACGCGGCACGGATGAACAAGGCGATGTCGGCTTTCAGGGCTGCGCGCTGCGCCTCGGTCAGATTGGCGACCGGCCACACCTGCAGACTGACGTCATGCTTGGTTTCAGGCATGACCAGGACCAGCATTGAATCCCCGTGGCCATGGTTGCCCTCGTCCATGATTCGGGCGTTGATTTGCTGCAGGTAGGTATCCGCCGGCGCGTCCGCTTCAAACAGCACGTAGGCGTTTGCACTGCCCGGGCCGCGCGGGGCCCCGTGTTCGAAGTACACGCCATTGGCCGATACACCAGGGAACGCAGCGATCAAGGCGCGGTACACCGCATCGGTGTGCCACTGGTTAACCGCGCTGAACTGGTTTCGCGCACGTAGGCGCAGATCGTCATCCAGCTCTGCATCGGAACCCGGGGTGGCCAGCCAGCCGTCAAGGTTTACCACCTGGACAACGCCCGGTACCGGGACCGGCAACACAGCGTAGTAGCCCGGAGCCAGGTTAAACCCACTGCCTGCCTCGATCGCGGTCACCGGGATCAGCACCTGTGATTCGCCCTCGGCGAAGCTGCCCACGGCCGTGGTCACCAGTTCGTAAACGTTGCCGTTGATCGAGGCCGACTGAACCCGCGTGCCGATCGGGATCTCGAACGAACCCACGGTCGTGGCCCTGCTGAACAACAGCGAGCCGATCGCCTTGGTCGGGGCTTTGCGCTCGACGTTCACCGCCCAGGCCAACATGTCCAACCAGGTGCTGGTGGCCGTCTTCAAAAAGAAGTTCGGCAACACCGTGCCGGTGACGAAGGTAAGGATCCACAGCACCGGCTTGGTGACCAGGGCAGTGATCACCCGCCAGAATGGCGAATAGGCGCTGGTGTTGGCCAGCTTGCTGCCTTGGGCGGTCACTTCGGCTTCCCATGCCGCTTTCAGGGCGGCCTCGGTTGTCGGAATGCCCGCGTCCGCCAGGGCCTTTTTGAAGTCCACGTCGCTCACAGCGTCACCTCCATATCCCCGAACTGCAGGGTTTTGGCGGTGACCAGGTACTGACCGGCAGCCAGTTCGCTGATCTTCGCGGTACCTGGTACCAGGCGCACGTCGTTCTCCACCAGCAGCTCCAGCTGCTGGATGCAGTCGCGCTGTTTCAGGCGGTTGCGTTCGGCCACCAGGGTCACCAGCAGCCCGCTTTCGCGGATCATGTGGCCGATGTCCTGGGCAATGCAGGCGCGATCTTCGACCGGCAGCGGCTGCCGGGACAGGTCCAGTGCCAGGTCGTTTTCAGTGATCAGCAGATCGATGTATTCGCTCATCCGCCCACCGCCATACTCATCATGTTTTCCACTTCCAGCGGGGTCATAGGCTTGGCCGTGTTGATGTTGAGGGTCTCCACATGCGTGCCCTTGTTTTGGGTCTGGTTGTTGGTGTTCTGGATGCTGCGCAGCAACCCGCCCTGGGGCACGGCCGTCGGACGCGAAGGTGAAATGCTCTGCACCGTCGACGCCATGCGCTTGCGCGCCTGCTCGGCGTCGTCATTCGCGGCGGGGGCCATAACGAGTGGCGGAACCACAGACAAGTGATTACGCGCCGCCAACGGCTGCTGGGACGCCTGAAGCGCCCGGTCCACTGCCGGCGTGCTTGGCACTTGCGCTTCAACGCCGGGAATCTCCGGAGCCTTGGGCATATCGCCGAAGGCCGCATCAATCTGCACGCCAGGGATCTTGTTCAGCATCTCGATCAGGCCGTTGATCGCGTCTTTGAAAATGCTGACGATGCCGTCCCACGCTGCGCTGGCCATGCCCGTCCAGCCCCCGATCGAACCGAACCAATCCGACAGCGCCTGTAACTGGCCGGCGATCCACTTGAACGCGGCCGTGTTCATCAGCGCAGCTGTCCATTGGTCCCAATAGACGACCGCTGCGGCGACGGCCGCAACCAGGGCGACAATGCCGATGACGATCAGCAGCACCGGGTTGGCAAGCATGGCTGCGTTGACAAGCCAGATCGCGCCCTGCCACAGCAACATGCCGACTCTGACCAGTCCCATCCAGGTGTAGAGCGCCGCCAGACCCAGGACAAAGCTTGCGATCAGCACGGTGTGCACCAGGAACATGGCGATCGAGCGGAAACCCGTCCAGGTCAGCACCTTCCAGATCGTCACCATCGACAGCCAGACCATTTTCGCCAGGCCCACGCTAAAGGTCATCGCAGCCATAGCGGCGGTCAGACCGAGGATCACCAGCACGGTGATGCCGATCACGCGGGTGATGTTGGGGAACAGCTGGGTCCAGCGGGTCAGCGTGCCGGCGATGCCCACCAGCTTGTCCATCAACGGGGCGAGCATGGGGATCAGGGCCTGGCCGAAGGCAATGCGCAGCGCCAGGACTGCAGCGCCGAACTGCTGCCACGGGTCAACCATGGCCTTGGCCATCTTTTCAGCACTCTCCAAGCCTCGGACTTTGCCCAGCTGGTCGAGGCCGTTTTTGAATCGGTCGGTGTCCTTGGCCAGGGCGTTGATCACCCGGGCCCCTTCTCCGCCGAATGCCTCAGTCAGCTTGGTGCCGGCGGCGGCACTGGTCAGGTCACCGAACTTGCCTTCCAGCTTGGCCAGAATGTCCGCCATCGGCATTAGCTGGCCGTTCTGCTCGGTGAATTTCATCCCAAGCTTGTCCGATGCTGCGCCAATGTTCTCGAAAAACGACTTGTACAGCCCGCCGGCGTCGCCGCCTTCCATGGTGCTGCTCAGCGTGCCAATCACCGCGAACTGCTCGGCAATATCGACGCCGGCAGTCGTGGCGAGCTGGCCCACTTCCTTGAACGCGTCCTTGAGCTGCGCGCCGTTGGTGCGAAACAGCTGCGCCGCCAGTGCCGTCTGACCGCCCAGCTTTTCGACCCACTGGCTTTTGCCCATGGCATCGGCCGAGGTTTTGAACAGGTTGTACATGGTGCCGACGTAGGCGCCCATGGTCTCGGCGTCGGACTTGGTGGCCTTGGCCAACAGATTGCTAGTGTTGGTGAAGGTAGCCAGCTGGGTGCCGGTCAAGCCTTTGATAGCGCCCGAGATGCTGTAGGCCGAGGCAACAAAGTCGCGAGCGTTCTCCCCGTAGTTCACGGAGAACTCCAACGACTTTTGATTGAGGGACGTCAGCGCATCTTCGGCAACCCCCAGCGAGCGAACATCGCCCAGGGCGCGGTTCACCTCCAGCGCCGGCTCCAAGGAAGCTGTAATCCCCTTGGCTGCACCAATCATCCCGCCCAGGCCAAGACCCATCTGCTTGATGTTGTTCTCGCCCTGGGTCGCCAGGTCGGAAAAGCTGGTTTTCACCTTGCCCAGGGGCGCGCTGACCTTGTCGGTCAGACTGAGGATGAAAGCCAAGCGGGCGCTGCGGTCAGCCATGGGGGTTTATCCGTTCAGCGCATGGGCAATACCGTTTGCAACGGCGATCTCCATGCGTCTCCAGTGTTCGTCCTCCAGCCACTTGGCCACCCCCATGTTTTCAATGGTGGGTTCGGTACCAGGTAGCCAGCGATTGGTCAGGGCCAGCAACTGGCCCAGCCCGTCTTCCGTCAGGCTGTCAGCGTGGCCGAGGACTTTTTTACGATGATGTCGAGGTCAGGCGAGTACTCCTCGAGCAGAGCGCCGGCCAGTTCCATCACCGTCACAGGGTTGGCCAGCAGAGGTTTCAGCGAGGCGCGCTCTTCCTGCTTGACGGTGCTGACCAGCAAGTTGTTGGCCGGCGCCACCTTGTTGTTGTTCGTGGTGCTGTTGAAGTACTTGGTCACATCCTGGGGCGTGAGGCTGAAGGTGAAATCGCGGTCGCCGATTTCCAGGGTGATGTCGCGGTTTACGTCAGTCATGGTTCGTTTCCGTGGGTTGGGTGTGAAAAAAAAGGGTCAGGGTTTCGCCGGTGATCGCTGGACCACGTCGCGGATGTACTCCTGCAGGCCGAGCACCATCTGCCGGGTCAGGGCGAGCTGGCCGACGAGGGTGAAATAATCCGGTCGAGCGTCTGCTGCGAGTTCGGCGGTGCCTGCATCAGCCAAGCGGGCGCCGCCGGCGGTGGCGGGCACTGCGGGACTGCAGGTGGCACGGATGCGCAGCCGCTGACGGCCATCGTCAACATCGCGGCGCAGAGCGTCGATTTCAGCGAGTGCATGGTTCAGTTCCTCGGTGTTTTTTTGGTCGACCTGGTCACGGGCGGCGAGCTGTCCGCCGCTAATGCGGGCGGCTTCACGCAGGTCACTGACTTCGGATTGGGCGCTGTCACGCTCCCGGCGGGCATCGTCCAGCTGTCCGCCCTGGAAATAGAGAGCAAGCATGATGAGTACGCTGCTCAACAGCTTGAGCAGCGGCCAGGCGAACTCCATAAGGATGGTTTTCATTTCAGACACAGCTCCATTTCGGCCAACCGGCGGTTGTGCAGACCCTGGACAAACTGTTTTCGACCGTTGGGCAGGGTCACGTAGGCCCAGACCGGCGTGCCGTCCGGCGCCCAGGCCAACGCTTTGCAGCCCTCAGCAATGCGGCCGGCGTTGATCAGGCTCACGGCCCGACTGGCGCACGTGGACGGCACCCCAAGGTTGTGGCCATGACTGCTAAGGGCGTCGAACGTGTTCTGCCCGATCGCCTGGTTGGTCAGGCAGTCGGCCAGGGCCAGTTGGCCTTTGCTGATCACCAGGCTTTCCACTTCGGCGCAACGGGCGTCTGACCAGTAGTCACCAACGACCACCGGGTACGGGCTGGAATGCTTGGTGATGCCTTTGCAGACGGTGGGCAAACCCCGGGCCAGCTTGTCGGCATACACCGTGTTCTGGCCGGTACCTTCCCAAGTGCCCAGGAACAGCACCAACGTGGAGCTGCAGAGCGCGATTGCGCCGGTGGCGATCTTCTGGCGCAGGCTCATGGCAGCAACACCCGCAGCAGGGTTGGGCCCACCATTTGCAAAATGGCCCACAGGGTGCTGGCGATCGCCAACGCCCAGGTGATTTTCTTGCCGATATCGGAAACCACAACGGTCAGTTTTTGCTGGCCCTCGTTGAGCTGCGACAGCTGCCCCGACATGTGCTCAAACTGCTGCTCAAGCTTGGTAACGCGGGTGGGCACGGTTCCGTGGTGCCGCTCCAGTTCGCTCACGCGGTACTCGATCAACATCACGTCACGCTCGATCCGACCGGTGCGTGTAACGTCCGCACCTGGATCAGTTAGGGGCTGCTGCTGCAGCGTCGTGGACATCAGCGGTTTCCTTGCTCTACAAGCGTCTGGCAAGGCACGCAACGCCGGATCCCGCCCAGCGCCTGGCGCTTTTCAGGGATCGGTTTGTCGCAGTCCTCACAATGGGTGCGGCTTGGCCCGGACGGGCGCGCGCTGGCGAGCTGTGCAGCGATAGCCAGGTCACGCTGCCGTTGCTCCAACGCCTGGGCGCGATCGAAGGGGCAAACCATCAGGTCAGGCCCTCGATCTCAGCAGCGGACAGGTAAGGCACGCCGTTGATCTTGATGAAGTCCGGACTGGTGACGTCGAACGGCACCTTGTGTTTGTTCTTCTCGCCGCCCTTCTGGTCGACGCTGAGCAAGCTGGAGATACGGACCTTGCAGCCGAACGCTTCGACACGCAGTTCCTCGTCGCCGGCCTTGGCGAAGAACACGATGTCGAACGGCTCCAGCTCGCGGAAACTGCCGGCGCTCTTGGCCTGCTCGATCAGCAGATTGAAGTTGGTGGTGTCCAGCTCCAGTTCGCCCGCTGCGGCCACGTCGCCGTCGACGTGCCCGTTGGGCACGCCCTTGGTCTGGGCCACGGTGCTGTTGTCGGTGATGTCCAGGGTGCCGGTCTCGACGTGAACGAGCAGGTCGCCCAGGTTCACGTCGAAGTTCTTGCCGCCAATCTTTGCAGCCATCAGGTGTTACTCCGCGTCGGGGGTCGAAAGGTCCAGCGCGATGTTCGCGACCAGTTCTTTCGGGCAGTTAAGGGGGGTGAGCTTGATGTACGCCTCCACGGAGGTTTTGCTCTTCCAGGTCAGCACGATGTCGCCGTCTTTGGGCTGCTCGATGTCGCCCGGGAAGACCTGGCCAGCGAAAGTGGTGGACTTGGCCATCGCACGCAGCGGGGCCATCAGCGCACTGATGTTCACCGCCATGCTGTTGGCCGAGTTGTTCAGCCGGCGATCGGCAACACGGCGAATCAGCAACGGACGGATGGCACGGGCGGCCTTGTCAGTGATGCGCAGGTATTCGATGACCTTGAAGTCGCTGTCGGGGCTGTCCAGCATGTTGCCGTCGCCGAAAAACACGCCCGGGTAACCCACGTAGGTCTGGGTCACGGTGAAGCGCGCTGCGTCCAACGTGGAGCGGGTAGCGGACTGCAGCGGCACGTCTTCGGCGTCGGTTGGCGTCGGGCCCAGCCCCAGGACGGCACCGGTTGCCACGCGCATCGGGCTGTCCGCCACGCTCACGGAGGCGTCGGCTAAGCGGCCCGCCAGCACGCCCAGGTCATTGCCATGCAGTTGCGGAACGACCATCACACGAGGCGCCGAAACGTCTTTGACCAAGGCCTTTTGTTCCAGGGCGTACTCCGCCCAAGTCTGTGTGGCCTTATCAATGCCCACCGTGGCGGCGATGAAGAACGCCCGGCCGGCGTAGGTGTTTTGGATCAAAACCGCCGCGTCGTTCATCGCAGTGAGTTCGGCGGCCGTGGTCACCGGCGTAGTGATGGCCACCGCTTCAAATTCATAGCCAGCCTGCAGGGCCTTGGTCAGTGCAAGCTGCCAAGTCCCTTCGGTGGCCAGCGGCGCAGCCAGGCAGGCCCAGCTGTCACCGCCATTGGCGCGTGCAGCGATGAGCTGGGTTTTCAGCTCGCTTTCAGCAGCGCCCAGCTCAATGTCAAAATCGCTGTCGGTATTGAGCGGGAGCAGCCCGCCGGCGTTTTTGGCCGCTGGGCCGATGTACAGGAAGTAACGTTCGATCCCCGTCACGGCACCTTGGCCGAGATTGAGGTTGCGAACTTTGACTGTGCCGAGTGCCATAAAAGCAGTGCCTCGTTAGCGGGGTGAGTTAAGGATTTGTTGCAGCACCAGGTTCACCAGCGCGCTGGTTTCCGACTCGGTACCGGGGCCGAGAAACTGGCGCTTGGGCAGCTTGATTTCCCAGCTTTGCGCACCGGATGACTCGGACTGTTCGTCGTCCAGGATGCGGATCAGCAGACCCGCCTTGGCGTAGTTCACGTGTTCCTTGATCCACGCTACGGACGGGCGCGTAAGGGTTTTCTTGCCCGCCTGGCGAGTCTTGAAACCGAGGCGGCGCAAACGCTTGGCCTGCTTGTCAGTCGCGGCCAGACCTTCGGGAACCTTGTTCCACTGGCGCATCTGCGCGGCGGTACGGCGCTCGGAAACCCCGTTGTGCTGCTGCGTAGCCACCCACCGAGTCAGCGCGTTGCGCCAGCCCAGTTCGGCTTCATCGGAGTTCACGCGGGTGACCTCGAGCAGCTTGCCCAGGCCGGCTTCCATCTTCTTTTTGCCCTTGCTCGACCCTTTGCGGGCCTCAAACGGCGAGCCGTCCAGGTTTTGCTGGTTGCGGATCCGCTGGCGGCTCGCGCTGCGAACGCGCTTGCTGACGTTGTTGAGCAGACGCCGGCGCAGTTGAGGCGGCAGATTGAGCAGCGCCAGCTGTTCTTCAGCACCCAGCAGGCCACGTATGTCCAGGTCGAAAGTGCTACGCGCCACGGCCGGTCACCTCGCCCTTCTCGGCCACCCACAGCTCAAACGGTACGAATGCCCAGGTCTGACCAAAGGCCTCGATCTCGCCGGCTGGATCCTCGGTGAGGTACTGCGGCTCGCTGAACTGCAGCTTGACGTCGACGTCGGCCAGATCGTTGTCGAGCATGGTCACGTCGAACACGACACTGGGCAGCCCGTCGCGGTCCTGGTCGTGGTTTTCCAGCCAGCTACCGACCAAGGCCATCAGCCGCGCCGGATGATCGGCGAACCGCTCGATCACGATGGTCGCGCTGTAGTTCATGTCACCCATGCGCATGCCCTGGACGTCCGGCTTCCAGATCAATTCCAACTGCACCTGGTCAGTCCAGCTATCGAGCTGTTCCGGCGCGACCAGGTTGCGATCGAGCAGGTAGCGGGTCAGGGTCTGGAGCTTGATCACAGCAGCGCCGCCGTGATGCGGCCACGGCCCTGGAGCGACCGCACAGCGGCCTGGCTAAAGGCGAGGAAGGTTTCGCCGCGTTCCGGGGCTTCCTTGCCGGTGTTTTCGGCCAAATCTCGGCGAGTAACCGTGGCAAATTGGGTCAGCAGGCTGGCCTTGGCGCGGGTATAGACGGCGCGTTTGTACAGCGCCACTTGATGGGTGCGCTCCGGCAAGACGGTGGTGTCTGCAGACTCAACGCTTGACACGCCAGCGCCCTGCCAGCGCGCTTTGCACTTCGCCAGATCGAGGTTCACCTCGTGCATGGCGGTGTTTAGGTCAGTGGCCAGCATGTCAACCAGGTACTCCGCCGGCAGGCGGTAACTCTTCTGGAACTCGGACGCAGAGAGGTCCGGCCAAAAGCCGTCATTCTTGATGCCTTGCTCCACAAAAGTGGTGGGTTTGCCTGAAAAGCTCATGCTGACCGCTCAAATAGGGCGGGGAGCCTGTTTTCAGTGGGACGGTCCATAAATGGGCGGCTCACTTCCACAGGTCCCCGCTGGGGGGGTAGTCGGTTACTCGGTGGCCGGGTTAGCGGCCGCTTGTTTTGCCAGGGCCTTGCGGACCTTTTCGATGCGGGTGTCGTTGCCGGCCTGGGCGTACAGCTCCGTTGAGCGCTCCAGGTGCTTGAGTGCGACCTCAAACTGCCCTGCCTCCATGGCGCGCATACCGATCAACTTGTGGTACTTGCTCGGGATCTGCTCCGTCAGTTGCCACTTACCGTCAACCAGGGGCAGCAGGTCAGAGAGGTAAGGCTCTGGGCTGCGGTTGGCTTTGTATTCGGCGTAGGCCCACTCACATACGACGTCAGCTACAAAGGTCTGTAGATCCCGGCGTCTGAAGCGCTCCGGCATCGGCTGGCCCTGCTCCATCAGGAAGTCGGCCAGCTCCAGGGCGTCATCGAACTGGGCCGTATCGAACAGCCAGACCATGACCTGCACCGCAACACGGTTCGGGAAGTTCAGCCCCGATTCGCAATAACGCTGGACGTACTCCTGATACTTGGGCAGCAGCTCTTCGCGCTTGAGCGACTGTTTGCTGGCCAGGTTCTTGAGGTCGCTCAGTCGCGCCAGGTCCTGGTCCAGCGCGGCTTCCTGCAGCAGCAGGTGCTTGCGCGCATTGGCCGGGCTGCTCAGGGCTTCCGCTGGCGAGTAAGGCAAAGCTGCGGAGACGGCTGCCGCCACAACGGCAGCGCCTCCCATGGCGATGGTGCGGCGCTTATGCGCCAGGGCCAGACTCACGCAACCAGCTCCACGTTTTCGGTCATGGCGAACTTTTCCAGCTGCTCGATCACATAACCTTCGTTGCGGCTGTTGTAGTCCTCGACGCGGGAGCGCTTCGGATTATCGATGGTCTGCTTACGCCAGCTGGAGTCCTGGAAGTAGATCGACAGGTTGTCCCAACTGGTGACGACCACGCCGTTGACCGGGAAGAACGGCACGCTGAAGCTCGGCAAGCCGCCATAGGTGGCGATTACCTGGGCTTCTTCGATGCGCTCTTTTTCGGTAGGGGTGTCGCCCTGCTTCGAATATAGCTTGGCCTTGTCAGCAGCCAGCAGGTCGGTACCGATGATCGCGATCAGGTCGCCGGCATCGCGCAGACGCTCGTCCACCAGTTGCTTGGTGTCGTGTACCAGGGCGTCGAGGTTGGCGTAGTCGCCACCGGCGCCGAGGGTGACCTTACCAGCCACTTTGCCTTCCTTGAGGACTTGGGCCGGGATCTGCTCGCGGGCCTGTTGCAGCCAACCCTTGTTGACGTCCTGCAGCATCGGATACAGGGCAATATCGGTCTGCACTGCAGCATGGGTGCCGTGGAAGCCAACCATAATGCGGTCCAGCGCGATCTGCTTTTGCACAGCAGCGGAATAGCGCTGATGGAAGTCCGGGAACTTGGCCCAGGCATCGATTTTGGCGTACGGCAAGCCCACGTCGGATTCGGTCGACGACAGCTCGTAGGTGTCCTGATCCAGCGACGACGCATCTTTGGCTTCGCGATCGGTGGTCTTGGTGTTGGTGCGGCCTGTGACCGGACCCGACACGCCAATGAAGACCTTCTGGCCTTTGATCTCGGTCACCGGAATGACGTTGATCCGCTCCAGGAAGTCCGACTTAGCTGTGATGGCGTCGTTCAGCTCCTGGGCAATAGTCGGATCGACGCTGAACATCTTGGTAGCCAGGTCGACGCCATAGCTTTCCGCGATGGCGACCTGCAGTTCTGCGAACATTTGGGCGCCAAAGGCGCTCAGGGAGTAAGCCATGTCAGAGCACCCGCTTCTTGGTAGTGGCTACCGGGCCGGGATTGCGCGGCAACTGGCGACCGGTTGAGTTGTTCTGCAGGGCGCTGAACTGCTTCTGCAGCGCATCCAGCTTGGCAAGTACGGACTGATTGCCCTTGCCCTTGCGGCGGAATTCCCGCTCTTCCTCGGCGGTGGCCACGATGTCGTCGACGGCCGTGCTGACGTCATCGATCAGGTCTTGATCGGGCTCAGGTGCATCGGCGGCGGCAGGCTCAATGACGGCTTGAAGGCCGGCAGCGACAACCAGCAGCTGCGCCACCAGGGCCGTCAAAGCCGTTGCTGTAGCTTCATCCATTGGGGGTTTGCTCTCTGTGTTGGGTGGAGTGGTTTCGGTGGGCAGCACTTCCGTGGCGAACCGCTTGAAAAAGCCGGTCAGGGCATTGATCAGTCCGGTTTCGGCGGTGGGTTGGCTGTCGTCCTGCAGGCGGCCGAGTTCGACCGAGGCGGCGTAATAGGAAGCGCGGGTGTTCTGGTGCGAGAAATACAGTTCCTGGGTACCGACGCTGGCCGGCTGGTCAGTAACGCCCATTCCTGTCAGGTAGGCTTTGCCTTTGCCACGGAAGTCCGGGGTGATCTCAATGCTGGTGAACAGCTTCTGGCCCTGGTCATTCAGGTACAGCAGGCGGTCGTTGGGCTTCAACTGCGCTTCCAACGCCACTTCGCCCGGCTCCAGGTCTTCGGCTTCTTCCACCAGGCGTACCGCGTAAACGGTGCCGTGGGAGCCTGGCCAGCGTTCGTGGTCGCACCAGATCACCGCCGTGTAGAACGACGGCTTGTAGGTTTCAGCGATATCGCGCAGTTCCTGGGGAAGGATCACGCGCCCATCAACGGTGGCTCCGCTGGTGGCGACACGTTTCCAGAACGATACAAGGGAACGGGGCATGGATTTGACTGCGCTCAATCACTGAATGAGCCGCCAAGATAGGGAGCCGTCAGCCCTCAAACAAACGGTTCAAATGCGCGTTTCTCCTATATTTGAGATATAGGCGGATCACGGAATTTAACCCCGCGTTTCCAGCGTTTTCGCCGCATAGACTGCGGCCCATGTACTACTCGACCGAAGTTAAAGAAGCCGCCAAACGCCTGTTTCTGCGCCGCTGTAAGGCCAAGGAAATTCAGGCGCAGCTCAACCTGCCCAACATTCGGATCGTCTACTACTGGATCCGCCAGGGCGGTTGGGAAGACATGCTGTCGGACGAAGAACCGCTGACGGCCGTCGGCCGGCGGATCACCCTGCTCTTGGACAAAGTGGGCAGCCTGTCCAAAGACGATCTCAACGAACTGGACCGACTGACCATCGTTCGCGAACGCCTGCTGAAACAAGCGGCCAAGCCCACACCGGTGGCGGCATCCAACGGCGACGACATGGGCGAGCCCCAGGAACCACGCAAGCGATCGCGTGGCGAACGCTCCAGCCGTGGCGAGGGCGGCGAGAGGAAAAAGGAAAAGAAGGCCAAGAACGATATCAGCGGTCTGACCGAAGTCGACTTCCTGGATAAGTTCATCAGCAAGATGTACCGCTATCAGCAGGAGCTGTTTGCCGCCAAGCAAAACCCGCTGACCAGCCGGATCCGCAACATCCTCAAAAGCCGCCAGGTAGGCCTGACCTACTACTTCGCCGGCGAAGCGTTCATGGATGCGGTGCTGACTGGTGACAACCAGGTGTTCCTGTCGGCCAGCCGCTCGCAGTCGGAGATTTTCCGCAGCTACATCATCCAGTTTGCCAAGCAATGGTTCGATATCGAGCTGACCGGCAACCCGATCACGCTCAGCAACGGCGCCGAACTGCGCTTCCTGTCGACCAATAGCAGCACCGCCCAGGGCTACCACGGCCATGTGTACGTGGATGAGTACTTCTGGATCCGCGACTTCGAAAAGCTCAGCACCGTGGCCAGCGCCATGGGTACCCACAAGAAGTGGCGCAAAACCTACTTCTCGACGCCCAGCGCGGTATCGCACCAGGCATACCCGTTCTGGTCCGGGGAGGAATTCCGCAACAGCAAACGCGGCAAGAAAGCCGGCGGCACCTGGCCCACCGAGGCGTCCTACACCCAGGGTGCGCTGTGCCCCGACGGCCAATGGCGCAAGACCATCACCATCCAGGATGCGATCGATGGCGGCTGCGATCTGTTCGACCTCGAGCAGCTGCAGCTGGAGTACGACGAAGACAAATTCCAGCAGCTGTTCTACTGCAAGTTCATCGACAGCAGCCAGAGCGCGTTCGGTCTCAAGGATCTGGAGCGCTGCTACTCCGACCTGTCGTTGTGGGAAGACTACAACCCGGAGTTGGATCGACCTTTCGGCAACAGCCCAGTGTGGCTTGGCTACGATCCGAGCCGCACCCGCGACGACGCCACGTGCGTGGTGGTCGCCCCGCCGCTGGAACCCGGGGCGAAATTCCGCATTCTGGAGAAGCACAGCTGGCGTGGGCATTCGTTCAATTACCAGGCCGCCCAAGTCAAAAAGCTCACCGAGCGTTTCAACGTGCAACACATCGGTATCGATATCACCGGCGTGGGCTATGGCGTGTTCGATCTGGTGCGCGACTTCTACCCTAAAGCCACGCCGATCCATTACAGCCTTGAGACCAAGAACCTGCTGGTACTCAAGGCCCAGGACACGATCCAGGGCAGCCGCATCGAATGGGACGCCGGGTGGACCGACATCGCCCAGGCGTTCCTGACCATCAAGCGTGGCACCACCACCAGTGGGCAAGTGACCTACAGCGCTTCGCGCACCGACGCCACCGGCCACGCCGATATCGCCTGGTCGATCATGCATGCCCTGTTCAACGAACCCCTCAACACCAACAAGCGGCGCCGTAGCCGCTACGTCACGAGCGGAACCAATGCCCAAGCCACGACACAAAAAACCCCAAACCAGCCCACAGGCGCGACAGCCGCAGCCCATGCGGGCGTTCACCTTCGGGGAACCCGAACAGGTGCTGTCCGGCAACATCGGCGAGTACCTGGGGGTATTTCTCAGCGACGACGGGGTGATCTACAAACCGCCAGTGTCGCGGGCGGGCCTGGCCAAGCTGCTACGCGCCAACGCGCACCACGGCGCCATTCCCAAGTTCAAGCGCAACCTGCTGCTGCGTGAATTCATCCCGTCCGAGGGCTGCAGCACGCAGACCATGGGACGGGCCAGCCTGGACTACATGGTGTTTGGCGAGGCGTATTTCTACCGCGATACCAACGCCTTCGGTGAAGTGTTGGAGATGCAGCACCTGCCAGCCATCAACATGCGGGTGAAGGTCGACGGCGGATTCAGGATGCTGTTGGCCGACAGCAAATTCATGGACTTCGACCAGGACGAAATTGAACACGTCCTGGACTACGACGTGGAACAGAACATCTACGGCGTGCCTGACTACCTGGGCGGGCTGCAGGCGCTGTTGCTCAACGAGGCCGCGACCCTGTTCCGCCGGCGCTACTACAGCAACGGCGCGCACGCGGGATACATCTTCTACACCAACGATCCGGACCTGACCGAGGAAGACGAGGAGAACCTGCGCGCGCAGATCAGCGCGAGCAAGGGCGTGGGCAACTTCCGCTCAATGTTCGTCAACATCCCCAACGGCAAGGAAAACGCGATCCAGATCATCCCCGTGGGGGACTTCCAGGCCAAGGACGAGTTGGAGAAGGTGAAGAACATCACGCGCAACGACGTGATCGCTGCCTGGCGAATGAACCCTGCCCTGGCCGGGATCATCCCGGAAAACAGCGGGGGGTTTGGGGATATCGAGAAGATCGATCGCGTGTACACCAGCAACGAGATCAGGCCGATCTGTCAGCTGTTCAACCAGTTGAACGACACGCTTCGGCGCGACAGGAAAATATCGTGGCAAGAAACCAAAACACCAGTCGATAACACTGGGCGAACGTCTTAAAGCAGCTATTGCCACTACAAAATGTGGCAAAATAGTGGCTATTGGCTGCCCTGGGGAGGGACACAATGAGAGTTGTATGCAAATGCGGGAATAAGGGCCGGATTGCTTCACGCGAAGAACTATCGCGGGATTTTGCAAAGCTCTATTGCCAGTGCCTCGACGCAACGTGCGGGCACACATGGGTAGCGAATTTGACGTTTTCACACACGCTCAGCCCTTCCGCTCAATCCTACGAAAGAATGCTGTTTGATCGTTTGAGGGATATGCCCAGAGCGAAACAACGGGAGTTATTCGATCAGTTGGGCGCGGCATGATAGGGCCGGGAACGCCAGCCCTAGAGGCCAACGCCTAAGCTACAAAGCGAGCGGGTTAGCTGATTGCTCTGTCGATGTGAGAGGGGTCGGGAACTTCCAAAAGTAGTTCCGACATACGCCTCACATGATTCTGATCTTCTACAGACATACGTCGGTAAAGCTTGATCAACCGTAGCTCCATCGAAGTAAGCGCGTGCCAATCAACTGCATCAGATTTTGTGTAATTGCCTTCAAATTTTGCTCGATCCAACATGCGTACGACTCCATTGGTGCATGAATGAGTCGACGTTATCGGGCGGAGATCCGCCGAGGCACAGAGGTGAATGCAACCAATGTTAACAATTCGTTACAGCTCAATTGCGGATGCGAGACTCCATAACAGCCATCGCTTCCAGCATGCGACGAATCATTTTTTGGTCGTCTTCAGGAATGTTTCGGTACTGATCGATTATTTGAGCTTCTACTCCACTCAAATCCGATATCTGTTTTTGACCGGTAAGGACGAAACCAATGTCGATACCAAGGCCCGCAACCGCCATGAGATAAGCCGTATCAGGGTTCCGAGCCCCGCGTTCATAGCTGCCCTGGGTATTTCGATTTACGCCGCCGGCCAGTGCCAAATCTTCCTGACTTAGACCTAACCTAACCCGCTCGTCGCGCAAGCGGTCACCTGGTGAGCGATCACTCTCAGGACTGAATGAACAATTTTTCAAGCTATCCCTCTGTACAAGATCAAATTAGCGTGCATAATCACCACCTATGAACACGAAACAACTCATATCAACAGGAGTGAACGCACTATGCACGCGCCAGTTACACCGGAGCAAGCCCGCGCAGCGCTTGATCGACAGGGGATGAGCATTGCGGAATTCAGCCGTATCCATAGCCTGAACAAAAATTTGGTTAGCGACCTTTTAAACGGGCGTCGAAAAGGTCGCCGAGGGGAGGCACATCGCGCCGCCGTGTTGCTGGGGATCAAAGACGGCGTGATTGCACAGTAATGGCCACGGTACTGAGGGAACAGCAGAAGATGAAAAGTCGAGTTCTAAAAACGCGCCGGGAAGTGGTCAGCGCAATCATTTGCAGCTACTCAGGTGGCCGCGAATGCGCCGCCGCATGGATCGGCCTGCCGCTAAAAAAGTTTGATAACCACGCTTATGAGAACAACAGCTGCCGCCCGCTGACCGACGCGCAAATCTTCCAGCTGGAGCAGGTCACGGGCACTCACCACTTGCCCAATTATGTCGCAGCAATGTACGGCGGCATGTTCGTCCCAGTGGTCCATCCAGACAGACTGGATAACGTGGAGATGTACGCACGGGCCATGCAGAGTTCAGCCAAACAAGGGACGGTCGACCAGATCATTGCCCAGGCACTTGATGACGGGGTGATCACCGACGTTGAGGCCGAGCTGATCCAGAACGCCCACACCTTGCACATGGCCGCACGCACCGCCGAAGTGTATGCCGCGATTGATCTCTACCGCGCAAAATCGGGGAAAGCCAAATGACCACCCAAACTAATGCCCTGGACTATCAGGAATGCATGCAGAACGCCGCGCTGGCTTTCCTTGAGCGCCATCAAGCCGAGCACCTGGGCGACCTGTCGGCGCTTCTTAACCGCGCCATCAACCACCTGGTGACCAGCTTCGACGTGGCCGAATCGGTTGCAACCAGACTGACCTCCCTTGCCCACATTGAGCTAATGGAAATCGCTTTCCGTCAGCGTCTCATCTTGGACCATAGCACCGAGACCGTTGTAGTGATCCGCGATCCAGTTAAAGGGCATTGCTGGTCCGTGCCTGTCAGTCTGATCTATCAACGCGTCCTGAACACCCCGGACAACGTCCGTCTGCGCTCCGCGCACTCGTAACACCCAACCCAAACCAAACGCCGGCCCCACGTCTCGTGGGTTTGGGTGAACTGCGCCCGCGATCGAGGTTTCCTGATGGTAAACGCCGTAATTGTCACCACTCAACTGCCCCCGGCCGAGGCCGAAGCGTTGCTGGCCGCGCTGCGTGAACAGTACCGCTTGAGCCTCAATGAACATTGGTACGACGACCAATTCCGCTTTGTAGCGGACGGTCTTCGCCACGGCGCAATCCTCGCCCACGTCCCGGTAATGGCAGCACAAAAACGCCTGATGGCCGCGCTCTCTCACAGCTTAAAAGCAGCGAAATAATGTCAATGATGAATGAAGATATCCGCTCCCAACTACTTCAGCGGCTGGAAGATGACTTCGGCCTGAAGCTACGTGTAGGCACGAATTACATGCGGGGCGGTGTTTGCCCTGCCTGCAACAAGAAAGAGCTGTATGCCCGCCACGACAAGCCCTGGCAGATCCGCTGCGGCCGACCGGAGCGCTGCGGCCATATCGAGCACGTCAAAGAAATCTATGAGGACCTGTTTGAGGACTGGAGCAAGCGTGCGCCGGCTACTGACAACGATCCGACCGTAACCGCACGTGCTTACTTGGAATTTGCCCGTGGTTTAAATGCCGGAGCTATGACCGGTTGGTTCACCCAAGAGAACTACGTCAACCACGAAACGAAAGAGTCTAGTGCCACGATTCGATTCCCCCTGCCGAATGGTGGCTACTGGGAGCGCCTGATCGATCGCCCTTCCCGCTTCGGCAAGATGAAAGCCCGTTTCAAGCCCCAATATAGCGCCCAGGGCGAGTTGTGGTGCCCGCCGAGCGTGGACCTGGCCAAGGTGAAAGAGCTGTGGATTGTCGAGGGAATCTTCGACGCCACCGCCCTGGTGCAAAACGACGTCGACGCGGTGTCGGCCATGTCGAGTGTGAACTTCCCAGTAGAAGCGCTGAAACGTCTGGTCGAGCAGCGACCAGGCAAACTGCCCACTTTGGTATGGGCCCTGGACAACGAGCCAACTGCTCGCGGCTACCTGCTGCGCTGGGTCAAACAGGCGCGTGAAATGGGCTTCACCTGCAAGGCAGCGCTCATTCCCCAGCGGGATAAGAAAGTCGACTGGAACGACTTGCACCAGCGCTGGCAGTTCGAAGAAGAAGGTAAAGCACGCAATGACAAGCGCAAGCGTGACCTGGATGCAGCGCGCCATGAGGGTGACTTGCTGCTGGCCCCCTCGCCGAAAGAAAAGGCGCTGCTGATGTACACCTGGGAGGAAGGTTTCCCAGAGTTCGCTTTTGACTTCGGCAACCAAACCTACTGGGCCAAGTTCGATTTGTCGAAGCTCGAGGAAGAACAAAAGGCACTGGCAACCAGCGAAGACCACGAGGATCAACAGCTCAACGACAAGGCTGCACGCCGCAAGGTGCTGCAGAACGTCTGCAGCTTGAAGCTCTTGGCCAACTGCCGTTTTGAGGCGCTGTACAAGCAGGTGAACGACGTCACCAACGAGGCGTGGTTTTACTTCCAGGTGTTGGGGATCCACGACGACCATGGCGAGAATTACACGTTCACGCCGAAGCAAATCTCCTCAAGCAGCGAGTTTAAAACCCGCTTGATGTATTCGGGCGCGACCTGGCTGGGCACGCAAAAGCACCTGGACCAGATCATTATCCGTCAAACCGAACGCCTGAAAACCGTCGAGACCATCGACTTCCTGGGCTACAGCCGCGATCACAAGGCGTACATCTTCAACGACATCGCTATCCACGGCGGGTCTATTTACAAGGCCAACGACGAGGACTATTTCGAATTCGGAAAGCAGCGGGTCAAATGCCTGATGAAGTCGGTAAAAATCAAAATGGCCTTGGACAGTAAGGGCTATCGCGAAGACTGGCTGCCGGACCTATGGACTGTCTTTGGCGAGAATGGCGTTCTTGCCCTCACCTATTGGTTTGGCTCGCTGTTCGCCGAACAGATCCGGGCCGAACATGAAAGCTTTCCGTTCCTGGAAATGTCGGGTGAGCCCGATTCGGGCAAAACCACGCTGATCAAGTTCATCTGGAAGCTCTTCGGGCGGACCTACGAGGGTTTCGATCCGGCCAAAAGTTCGTTCTCAGGCTTGAGCCGAGCAATGGGCCAGGTGGCCAACCTGCCCTTGGTCCTTCTTGAGGCTGACCGAAACACCAACGAGGACAATACCAAGGCCTTCGAGTGGGACCAGTTCAAGGACTTCTATGGGGGCGGCACCCTGCGTACCCGGGGCGTCAAGTCCAACAGCAACGATACCTACGAACCGCCGTTTCGCGCGTCCATCGTAATCGCTCAGAACGCCATCGTTACCGGCCACGAAGCGATCATCAGCCGTATCGTCCGCTTGCCGTTTCTCAAGCCGGTGATCACCGACAAGAGCCGCAAGGCTGCTGACGCAATTGTTCAGACCGAGCTGGAGCACGTCAGCCACTTCATGGTGAAGGCAATGCGCGCCGAGCCGCTGGTGCTCAAGCGCTTCGCGGAACTGTATCCCCAATACCGCGCTGAGCTTTGGGCCAGCCGTAATCTGGCATCCGATCGGGTCATCAAGAACCACAGCATGATGCTTGCCCTGCTGGACTGCCTGCAGCTCGTCATCGCAATCCCGGATCACATGGTCCAGGCCTGCCGCAAATACCTTCTGAAAGCAGCCAACGAGCGCCAGGCGGCGATCAGCACCGATCCGAAGGAAGTGAACGAGTTTTGGCAGGTGTTTGATTACCTGGAATCGCTGCCCTCTGCCCCGATGGTCAACCACAGCAAAAAGCCTGGTTTGATCGCCATCAATCTTAACCAGTTCGCCGAGGTCGCCCTGGAGCACCGCCAGCGCATTCCGGACCTGGCAGTGCTGCGCCGACTGCTCAAAGACTGCCGAGCGCACCATTGTTTGGACACTCAGAAACGCGTGGAAAGCGCGATCCGAGCACGTCAGCAGGATATGGCGCCGACTGCTCACATCCCGTCGACCATGCGTTGCTTCATCTTCCGGGAGTGATCGCCATGCACATCCAATTGATTGTTGAGCGGGAACAGGACAACGCAGTCGAGGAGATCCGCCGGATCAACGCGGTAATGGTTCAGCTGGGTTACGAGGGCAGAACCGTGTTTGCCGAAGCCTACGGCGCTGACGGCCTCGTCCAAATCCTTGATGTTCGGGCCACCGGTGGCCAGAGCGAGATTCTCGTTATGGACTGCTCTCGGGAACAAGTGCAGGCCGTACTGGAGTGGCAGTCCTGCAACGACGAAGGGGAATTTCAAGACCTGGTTATTCACCTGGTGCGAAGGGCATGAGCCTAAGAACCGGACCGGACACCGGCTACGCCGGCAACTGAAGGGCACCGAGGAGTTACAGCTCCCCGGTACCAACCACCACTGAGGGCAACACCATGCAAGCAGAGCACCAAAGCAGCAGCGATCCGAAGGCTACCACAGCGCCGGCAGAAGGACTGCAGGCGGCGCGCCACCTGATGGCCATCCGCATCGTCGGTACCGCGCTTTTCGATTACCAGGTCCACAAGACGCCCGACGCCCGGATCCGCCTCGAGGCAGTCACCACCATGGCCCACCTGCAGGGTGATCTCACTGCAGTTGAGAGGGCATTTGTGTCGCAGTTGCTGGCCAATCAATAGTCCAGCAGTTTGCATCCCAACTTCTAACAATCATGCCCCGGCGGCAGCGCTAGACTGCCCGGGGCGCACCAGCTTTCAGAGGGCTAGTAATGAACTCCCGATCGGACAATGTTCTGGTATTCACCGACCTGCAGCGCATCACCGGTTATCAACGCCGATCTGATGTTGAACGCTCGCTGATCGACCAGGGCATTCGCCTTTTCCGTGGTCGTACAGGACCTTGGACAACGCTGGACCTTATCAACCAAGCCGCAGGTATGAAGCCCGCAACTGCAGAGCGATACGACGCCGACATCCTATGAGGAAAGCAAGGAAGCGGAAGCATAATCCGCACATTCCCCCCCACATCGATCAGGCCGCTCTCCCAGCGGCCATTTACTTTGATCATCGCAACGCCGGCGTCTGGTACACGCTGCATTACGACGAGACCGGTAAACAGCGCCGGCGCAATGTGGCACCTGCTGACGTGACCTTGGCCGAGCTGCACCAGATCATGGAGCAAACCTCGGGGGTCGACCAAGGCACCTTGCGTTACCTGTGCGCGCAATTTCACCAGAGCGATCGTTACAAGAAACTCAGCCTCAAGACCCACAACGACTATTGCTATTCGCGAGACGTCCTGCTGGGCATCCCGACACGGCTGGGCAAACCCTTGGGGGATCTGCTGGTGAAGAAATTCACGGCGGCGTTGATCCAGCGGATTGTCGATCGCCTGGCCGACGAAGGCACGCCGTCCAAAGCGGCGCATGTCCTGCGCTACCTGCGCCGGGTACTACAGTGGGGCCGCAACCGGGGCTACCTCGACAGCAATCCGGCGCAGGGTATTGAAGCGCCTGTGGAGCGCAAGCGCCGGCGCTTGCCGGAACACCTGGTCATGGAATCGCTGGTCGACCGTGCGCTGGCGTTTGGACGGCTGGCCAGGAACGAGAAAGGCGGCTGTCCGGAGTATCTGAGCTATGTAATGGAGATCGGTTACCTATGTCGTTTGCGGGGCATCGAAACCATCACCCTGACTGACGCTCATGAACTGGCTGAAGGGATCATGACCAACCGCCGCAAGGGCAGCCGTGACAACATCGTGCGCTGGACGCCGCGCCTGCGGGCAGCTTGGGAAGGGGCAAAGGCCTACCGGGCCAAGATATGGGACCGCAAATCAACGGTGGTTCCAATCCGTCCCGATCGACGCTACATCATTGTGGCCAGCCACGGAGGCCCGTTGCGCAAATCCAGCCTGGATACAGCCTGGCAACGGTTCATCACCTCAGCCATCGAGGACGGCACCATCACGGCCGAGCAGCGCTTTGGCCTGCATGACCTTAAGCGGCGTGGTATCACAGACACTGCCGGCAATCGGGCGGATAAACAGGAGGCCAGCGGTCACCGGGACGGGGCAATGATGGATGTCTACGATCTCAGCGTCCCACTGGTCAATGCCTCTCAGACATAGCGATATAAGGACCTGATGAAGCTTGATGCCTTAAACCAAGACCGTGCTCAGTGGTATGCCACGCCCCCATCCTTTGGCGGCCAGCAGAAGCAAAAAAGCCCGCCAGAGCGGGCTTGCCTGTTGGGCGCGATTGAACATAGGGCACGTTATGAGCACTAGGTCATTCGTCTTCCGACGCCAGATCTGCCGCCCAGGATACTTTCAGAGCCAGCTGGTTGGCTGCTTCGTGAAGATCCGCGACTAGTTTTTCACTGGTTGCAGTTAGCTCGTTGAGCTTGTCGACATCCATATCCCCCGGCGGTGTGTTCAGATCGATGGTCAGCGCCGCCTGAGTAAATTTTACCCGTGCCTCGTTGTAGGCCTCCAAAGCTTCCTTGAAACGGTCGGTGTCGATCATTGGCAT